CGCGTCGGGATCGCAGAACTCGGCGACCTTCTCCCACACGCTCTCATAGTCCGAGCGCTCGCTCTCCAGCTCGGACTGGCGGGCAAGGATGTCGGTGGCGCGGCTGTCGGCCATTCGGGCTCACTTGAAATTAGGAAGGTTTGGACGATGGTGGAATCTTCGTAATCACAGCAAGGGATTAACTTGCCACATTTCCTGAAATCTGCCTTCGAAATAGGTCGAGTTTCACTGCGGCGGTCACGCCTCGGATCTCCCCGTTACGGCTATATTGGCTGGGCCGGACATGGGAATCTTGGAGACGATTCCATGTACCAGGCGGCACTGCTGTTGGCTGGAGACCAAATGGAAATATTGGGGGGCGCGAAAAAGGAACGACTGTTACATTTTCTATCTGCAGGTGGACCTCGTTTTTTTGAGAACGTCTTCTTAGGTGGCGGCACTCTAGTTAATCAAGGATATCTCCCCATAGTTGAGGAGTGCCTGCGCCAGGGAAACCGGATGTCTTCCCTCGGGACGGGGGTTGGGAGCGCAGGCTTCTCGGCTCCAGAGACGAGCCTCGATCCGAGGTGGCAAGAGGCACTTCAGAGGTTTGAGCATATCGGCGTCAGAGGGCCAATGTCGCTGGAAAAGCTCAAGCGGTCCGGCATCGAAAGAGCGGAGATCATTGGCGATCTTGCTCTGGCGCTGACACCTGATAAACCAATCACCGATTGGGGAACAAAGAGATTCCTGTTCAACGTTGCCCCTCCGACTCGTGAGGAAGACAAGTTGGCGTCTTCCAAGATCTTTCTCTCCCTAGCAAAACTGCTCGTCCATATGTCGCAGTTGGGATGGTCGCCTATTCCATTATGCTTCGATACGAGAGATCGGGATCCTACCAACTATGTAATTAAAGAGTCCGGGATTCATGCGCCAGAGATGATTACTCCGAAAACTCACCTTGATTACTTTTCCGCTGCAGCAAAAGCAACATTTTCTATTGGAATTCGTTTACATAGTTCTGTTCTTGCATCCTGTTCCGGACTTCCAAATATTCTTATCGGATACCGTGACAAATGCGCCGACTTCGCTGAAACTGTAAAATTGGAGTGTGGACTGATTTCATTTAGAAACTTCGACGAGATGCTCCTGTTCAACGCATTAGAGGAGATAACCAGCCAGCCAGACCGGATGGGAATGGCTCTACACTCAAAATGTCTAGGCTGGAGACGAGTTATCGAAAATTATTTTCGGCGCCTTACCCATCACAACTGATGACTGATATTGGTCAGCTTTTACACAGGCTCCATGCCGATGACGTGGAGGGCGAGGAAGGTTTCAATGGCGGTAGAGCCTACGATCGTCACTGAGATATCGCTCTCTTCCTGGTATGACAGGACGAAATAATCGCCCGCCGCGACGGCAACCGGGCCGGAGCTGACGCAGATACTGCTGCCCGAATCGCCACGCTCGACACTGCGCTGGCCGTAAATGTGCTGTACCACGCCGCCGCTGTTGAGGTGACGGATCTGACAGCGTGCCCAGGTGTCGGCCGTCGATAGGAGAAGCTGTACCTGGCCCGTCAACTCGACATATTTTATCCCCTTGCCGGCCGGGATCGTCAGCCGCGTCGGCGAACCAGCGGACCAGAAGCTGTCCGTATCGAAGTCCGCCACGTCGAAGGAGATGTCGGCCTGCGTCGTCATGTCCTGCGCCGTGTCGTCGGAAGTCATCCGAGCCCGTGCGCCCCGGAACTGGTGCCCGGCGACGGCAAGCGTCGTCTTCTTGCTCGACCCGCCCTGCACGATGCGGGTGAGTTCCGTGCCGTCCAGCGCTGTTGCGGCGATTTCGGCGGAAGTCTTGGTGTCGGCCATCAGTCCGGAACCTCTCTCAGTTCGTTCGCGTCATCCTCGCGAAGCTCGATGGAGTCGTCTTCGCGCAGTTCGTTACCGTCCGCCGCCGTTCCGACTGCACCCGCTGCGGGCGCCTGCCGGTAGGCAACGAGCCCTTGCGCGCCCCACAGATAGACGCGCCCTTGGGCAGCCGCCGCCGTCGCGTCGAGCGCGTTGGGAGCATTTTCGCAGAACGTCACACGCGCGTTCGCATGAGCATTACGAACCACGTTCAACTGGCCGAGCGAGCGCGTCGTTGCGGCCAGGATCGTCTCTGCGCTACCCCACACTCCAGCCGCCGAGCGCACCTTGCGCATGATGTCGCCGTTGTCGCCCCACGCCGCTCCCGGATCGGCCGTCCAGAACAGCTCCATCTCGCCACCCGGAAGCGGCCCGAGCGCATAATCGTTGAACCGAAGGTCGGTATTGGCAGCAGTCTCCGGCGAGCCCCATGTGCCCGAGCTGCGCTTCATCACCTTGATGTCGAGGCTCGTACCTGTGCCGTCCGAGAAGGCCACGAACGGGTCGCCATTCGTATCGAACGCCAGTACCGGCACGTAGCAGCCATTGCTGCCCGAATGCGTGAAGATGCGATAGTTGGAATTGGCCGAAGTGAGGTCCACCGGCAGCGAGCCCGACGCAGTGGAGAAGCTGCCGTCGTGGTTCGTCAGCGCCCCCGTCGCCGTGTCGTAGCGAAAGTAATAGACGTGCTGACGAATGCTATCGACGCCCGGCGACTTGGTCACCACGAAGTGGATGTCGGTCCCGACGAGGATGGCCTGCCCCTGATAGACGCGGCTGTCGGCGCCGAAGTCCACGATGGTCTGCTCGGCTCCCCACGTCGCCACGCCGTCGGCCAGCGCGCTCGTCTTGTAGAGCACCAGCGGATAATCGGCGGTCGCGGAGATGTAGCCGCGCATGAACAGGTGCAAGCCCGACCCGGCCATCACCGCGTGCGGATAGGTGAACTCGCCGGCGATGTCGGCCCGCTGCGCCCATTTCGAGCCCCCCAGTTCTGCTCCGCCCCAAGGCCAGCGGGTCGACGAATGCTTCATCCCCTTCGGTTCCGGCGTCAGGTTGCCGTGCGCCCCATAGAAGCAGTGCAGATGGTTCTCGTGGTCCAGCACGATCGTCGGATTGCCGTGCTCGTCGTCCACGAGGAAGCTGCGGCCCATCCCCTCGATATCCGAGAAGTACCCGGTCGAGTGGTCCAGCGCGGTCACCTGCTGCGCCCGGCCGCCGTTCCACGCCTCCCAGGCCACGAAGGTCCTGTTCAGCCCGGCATCATAGAAGGCCGGCGAGTGAACGGCCGAATACATCGGCGAAGTGGACCCGTCATCGGCGAGCGGCCCGCCCGTATCGGGCGGATGGGCCTGGATCACCCTGCCCTGCCAGCCGGGCAGCATCAGGAAGCAGCCCACAAAGGCGCGGCGGGAAAGCGGCATGCTACCGTTTCCACCACCATGCCGGCGCCATGTCGAGCCATCAGGCGGGTACCAGCATGTTGTAGGCGTAGTAGACGTTGAAACTGGTCGCGCTCACGCACAGGATCGACAGCGCGTCCACCGCGCCGGCCGCCGTCGACAATGTTGGCGCCAGCCCTTGCGTGAACTTGTACTGGCTGCCGAAGGAAAGCGCGCGGCTGCCCGTGCCGTCCTGCGTCACCAGCACGTGCCGCCAGGTGCCGGGCTGCCCGTTGGTGGGGTTGGCAAGCGTGCGGTTGCCTCCCAGCGTCAGCGAGAAGTTGACGCCGCTATCCCAATCCAGCGCGACCGAGGCCGCGTCGGTCAGCGCCACGAAGGCCGCTGCCCCCTCGATCAGGTCGGCCGTCAGCACCTTTTGCCCGGTCGCCGCCGCGCGCGTCTCGGCAACCGTGGCATAGGTGACGCCGGTGCCGCCGCTGAAATCCATCAGCACCAGGCTGATGGCGTCGGTGCCGATGTCGGGATCCAGCGTGTCGAAGGCATAGAAGCGGCCGGCATTGACGGTGCCGCGCTGGATGCCCACGATCACCAGCTTGTCGATATTGCGGGCCGAGGCGGCGTCGGGCGCCCGGTACCATTCGCCTTCGCCGGCCGTGTAGATGCCGTTCTGGCTGGCGTCGGTCTGGTTTTTGACCAGCACGCGGTCGCCCGAGGCAAGCGCGATGCCGTCGATCGTGACCAGGCCGCCGGTGGCGAGATCGACGTTGGCGGTCGTGGCGGCCACGCACGGCTCCTTGAAGCCGGCAAGCGCGCGCACCGCGGCGGTGGATGGTCTGGTCATGCCTCGCGCAACTCCCTGCCGCCATCCTCACGCAGTTCCTTGCCGCCGTCCTCGCGCAGCTCGTAATCGGGCTCGCCGCTCACCTGGACCGACCGGCGCCTCTCCAGCGCCCGCCAGAACCACCAGGGCCTGCGGCGCCAGCCCCGGAAGGTGCGCTGCATCAGGGCCATGTCGCCACCGCCACGCGCTGCCAGGTATCGGTCGCGACACACAGATAGAGAAAGCCGCTCTCATAGGCGATCTGCCCGGCCGTGCCGGTCGCGGCGGCCGAGGCGGGCGCGGTCGTCCATTCCAGCTTGGCGGCAAGCGCCGAGGCATCGGCCTTGAGCGCCAGTGCGGCATCCACGTCGGCCGTGGCTGCCTTGAGCGGCAGTGCGGCCTCGACCGCATCCAGCCTGCCGCCGTGCGCAACGTCGGCTGCCTGCAGCGCAGCGACGTCGGCTTCCGTGATGCCGACCCGGACCCCCAGCGCATCGAGGCTGGTCGTGTCCGCCTTGAGCGCCAGGCCGGCATCGGTGCGAGTGTTCTGGCGGCGATTGAGCGTCGCCTGCCGCTTGGCGAGCGCCGCCAGATCCTTTTCGGCCGCCCGGGCCAGCCGGCGGCGTTCGCCCTGCTCGAGCATCTACACGCCCAGCAGCACCTTGCGCTGGCCCTGCAGCGAGGCCGGCGCAAGATCGGTCTTGACCGTGCCGGCCGTGCCCTGGCCGGCTATCGCCATCGCCGCGCGTTCACGCTGCTCGCGTTCGCGAATGGCCGCGTCATTGGCGTTGGGCGCCCGGGGCAGCGGTGGCAGTTTTGGAGGTTCCGGCGTCGAAAAGCACATCGTTGCGTGTCCAGTCGAACAGAAGAAAGGTTTCGCCGCCGATGCCGAAACAGGGCAGCTCGCAGCGTTGCGTGGCGCCCAGATGCCTCAGCAGTGTGTGCGCCGAACCGTGCGTGGCCAGCGCCCGTGCCTCGCCCCGGCAAGCGCCGCGCGCGATCAGCTCGGGCAGCAGCACGCCGCGGCCGAAGCGCTTTATCGCCGGCACGCAGCGCCCCATGCGGCGCGTACCCCAGGCCCAGACGATCCACAGCCCCTGCCGCTGCTCCACCGCCCCGAAGGCCGCTTCCGGGTTGCCTGATAGCTCGACCACGAAGGCCGGGCCATTAAGCGAGGCGAGAGCCAGCGCAGCCGGCGTCCAGCCCGGATGCTGGCAGTCTATCTCCGCCTTGTCGGCCGGCCTGAGATTGGCGGCGATGTAGCTGAGGTCGCGCAGGTTGGCCGCGACGATGCGAGCCTTCACCGGTAGTCGCCCAGCGGGTCGCTCATCCCATTGCCCTGCCGCGCGGCCCGCAGCTTCGCCGGCTCCACGATTGCCTCCCGGAGCATCATCACGCCGTAGCGGGTGGCGCTCATGATGTCGTCTCGCAGCTTCACCACCTGGCCGTCCTTGCGGTGGTAGAGCCGGAACTCCTCGAACCATTCGGCAAGCGTGGAAAACACCTTGAAGCGGCCGGTCTGCATGCGGTCCAGCATGTCCATCAGCCCCGCCTCGACCGAGACCGAGCCGTCCGGGAACTGCGCATGGCTGCCCAGCATGTTCAAGCCGTGCTCGCCATACTGCCTGGCCAGCGCGATGCCGGCGCCCTCCAGCGTCTCGCGGCGTCCGTCGCGCGGCCATGCCCAGGGCAGCCAGGCGCCCCAGGGCTTGAGCGTGATCGCCTGCATGGCGGGCGTCTGCTGCGAACCCCGGATGGCCTTGGTCACGTAGACGACGTCGGCTTCCGTGTCCCAGGCCAGCTCGACGGCGGCCGAGGGATGGTCCCAGCCGAAATCGAGCGCGCCGATGCGCGGCCAGAACGCCGGCAGCCGGAAGGGCGCCACCGCGATCTCCTCTTCGGCGACCGGAAAGATGCGTCCCGAGCCCAGCACCGGCACGCCGCGGGCCCGCGCCTCCCGCTCGTGCGGCGGATAGGCGGCGATGATCGCGGCGCGCTCTTGCGGCGAATAATGCTCGGCATCGTCGATCGTCATGAAGGTGACGTGGCGGCTCATCGCTTCTTAGCCTTCAGCAGCGTCTCCAGCTCGTCTGGCGTCAGGAACTGCAGCACCACGTCGGACATGCCCTGCAACGGCGTGAAGGTGACAATGGTGATCCCGCCGGTCGTGTTCGTCCGCGTCAGCCCCTCGGAATAGATATCGAGTGTCGGTTCCTCGTCATACCAGACGCCCTCCAGCGTCTCGCCCTGCCACTTCTCGCGGCCCGTCTCGTAGGACTTGAAGGCCAGCACGCTCTCGCCGGCCTGCATGTCGCCGCCGCCGCCATAGCGAACCACCACGCTGTCCAGCCCGTTCGGCACGCCGCGGCCGGTGATCGTGTCGACGATCGCATCGCCGGGGATCATGCCGGTGCCCCAGGCTTCCTGCTGCTGCGGCGGCCGACCAGCACGCGCTGCGGATTGTCGCGCGTCGATTCTCCGGTCACGCCGGCCGCCCACATCCGCACCGGCTTCGAAAAGACCTTGCCCTGCCACCAGTCGGGATAGCGCCCGGTCAGGTGGAAGGCCCACTCCGCCCCGCCGGCGATCGTCTTGCCCAGCTGGTTGCCGGCCATGAACAGCCGCTCACGATGGAGCGCGCCGGCGGCGTGGAACGCCCTTTGCTTCGGATAGGGCCGGTAGCTCGCCAGCCGGTTTCTCTTTCGCCGGCGTTCCCGCTCGGACATCAGGGCCGCCAATTCCCGCTTTTGCGAGGAACTCAGCGATCCTGACATCGAGTTCCTCGTCGGAGATCGCTTCCGGAGCCTCGGTCCGCTTCTTCTTCTCGTCCAGGTCGAGATCGCGCCCGATGATGGAGGCGTTGAGCAGGCCGGCGGCGGCACCCTCCAGCTTCTGGGTGCGGATGACATCCTCGATGTGGGCCGCCACTTCCGAGAAATCGCCGCTGGCGCAATATTCCGCCCAAGCCTTCCTGCCGATGCCGAGAAACATCCTGAGGCCGGGGACCGACATGGCTCGCATCCTGGCGACACGGTCGGCCTTCAGTTCGCCCTTGTAGGTGAAGTATTTCTGCTCGTAGAGCGGATTTGCCTCGGCCCATTCGAAATAGCGGACGGCTGCCGCCCACAGGGACTCGGCATCCGTGAAACGCTGGCCCCGCCCGGCCGTGGCCTTCCAGATGGCATTTCCGTCCTGCATCTCTTCTCCGGCCAAGTCGGGCGCCGCGGCCCTCCCGTCGCGATCGCGGTCGAGAACATCTGCTCCGCCAGGCGGGCTTCCGGTCGGGTTCCTGTCCGCTGAAAGGCGACGGCCAGGGCCGCGGCGCCGTCACGCGGCCCCAATCGTCGGCGCCGCATGAAAAACCCGCCGGGAAGGCGGGTCAACCGGCGCGATTTCGGCCAGTAATAGGAACATAGTCCTATCTGCAGGCAGGCGTCAAGCCCTGTTCGTCAAAAAAGTCTGGTCTGGAGCGGCCCGCCGGCGGCTGCGCCGGGGGCGAAGGCGCGATAACGGGATCATCCTGCTTGACCGAAGACTTCCGATCATGTGCTGTGGCTGCCTGAATCGCAAACAACGGCGGGGGGGGCTGGTGGGCGCGTCGCAAGGGATCCGGGTTTCCACCCCATCGTTTTCCAGGTCGGACGATGGCAGAATTCTCCTCGAGGCAGAGATCGATGGTCTCGGCGGCCGCCGAGCGACCATCCAGTTTCGTATTACCGGTGCCGGCGCCGGGATCGGGCCGAGGGACGTGTCATCCAACTGCCTTGCAGTGGGGCTCCTGATCCCGGCAATGGAGCGGGGGCAGGATCTGCATCTGGAAGGTGCTGCCAGCCCCCGGTTGATACACAGCCTCAATCATAATGTCGTGCCGCTTCTGCTCGGCACGATGCCCAGCCTGCACCGCGTGCGGGTGAGCGCGGCAAAAAGCTCGGGAATGGCAGCCGGCTCAGAAGGGCGCGGGGCCGCGACCGGGCTTAGCGCCGGCGTCGATTCCCTTACGACGGTTGCCGACTATCTGCTGGCCGATGATGTCCCCGCTGAGAAGCGAATCGAGACGTTTCTCTTTCACGACGTGGGGTCGCATGGGTCCAATGACCGGGAAAGGGCGGCGGTCCGCTTCGCGAGCCGTTTGGGACGGGCCAGGCAGCTCGCCGAGCGATTGGGCAAGCCCCTGCTGGCGATCGAGAGCGACATCGGGGACCTGTACCGGACCAGCTTCGTGATGTCGCATACGATTCGAAACGCCGCCGCCGCCTTCTCTGTCGAATGGGCGTTCGAGACGTATCTTTACTCCTCGAGCTTTGCCGTGGCCCGGTGCCGCGGGAACGTGGCGGCCGACATGGCGTACTCGGAACCTATCCTTCTGCCGCTGCTGGCACGGGAAGGCGGCGTTCTGTTCGGTTGGCGGAGAATATTCGAGGCTCGAGAAGAGCTGCGGTCCTGA